TCAGGATGGTTGCCTCTCTGCCTCGCCAGGCTGCTGCACCTTATTCTGCACCTTATCCAGTAGCGCGACCGCGGCCTGCACCCTCTCGTCGATGCCGTGCACGTAGGTCCGCATCGTGAAACCAGGGTCGTTGTGTCCGAGGATCATCGCCACGGTGGCCGGGTCCACGCCCTTCGAGATCAGCACCGACGCGGCGGTGTGACGTGCCGTGTACCTGCGCGTGTGGGGCACCCCAGCCGCCGTGAGAATCTTCCGCCACTGGGTCGAGTCCCCGTCGTCTGTCACTGGCCGGCCGGGGTTCCTCTGCGACGTGAAAGCCCACGCGTGCGGCTTCCCATCCGGTGACCACGGTTCCCACTTCTCGGACAGCATCTCCACCATCTGCTGGCGGCGATGCTCCTTCAACTTCTCCAGCAGATAGCCGGGGAGGGGGATCGTCCGGTTACCGGCGTCCGTCTTCGGGGTCGGCACGAGGATGACCTTCTTGTCCACCTTCTGGAGCTGCTGGTGGATGTGCAGCGTCCCCGCGTCGAAGTCGATGTCAGTCCACTCGATCGCGAGGGCCTCACCGGGCCGGATGCCGAGGTCGAGGCCAATCAGCCATCGCGCTTCGAGCCGGTTCCCCGCGAGTGTTGCTTCGATGGCGAGCACGTCCGCCTCGGACAGCGGGTGCACCTTCTTCCGCTCGGCTCGGGGCTTGTCGACCACGAGTGCGGCGAAGTTGATGCCGATGTGCCCGCGCTGCTGAGCGACCTTCAACGCCGTGTGGATGATGGAGTGCGCCTGCGCTCGGGTGGACCCGGACAGCCCCGCATCCGCGAGGCGCTGATACTCCGCTTCGATGCGCTCCACGGTGAGCTTCGCCAGGGGAGTGGCTTTGAAGGGTTCCGACAGGTAGTGCTCCACCATGTACGTGTACCCGGAGTGCGTCTTCGGCTTGTGGGATGACTTGGTGATCGACAGCCAATGTTCCAACCACTGTCCGAGCGTGTACCCCTTCCCCGTCGCGAGGCCGGTGGTGTCACGCTGGTTGAGGAGTTGACGTTTCTTCTGCGCGGCTTCCGCTTTCGTCTTCGCGGAGAAGTAGCGGCGTTTCCCGTTGACGGTGACGTACCCGCGGTAGCCGCTGTCCGTCTTGAAAGCCGACCCCTCACCCTTCGCGTTACGCGCCATCAGGCGACCTGTTCCCGGTGCACCCACTGACCGGTGTCGGCTCGAGGCTCGTTGAGTACGCGATCGCGATGCCGAGGGCGATGAAGAGGCTGTAGAGGAACTGCGGTCATGGGAGGTTCCTGTCTACTCGGGTAGTGGTGGGTGGGATGTCGGGGGGTCACGCTACCGTTCGAACAAAGATTCGAATGGGGGTCTGTGTGGACGGTCAGGTGATTCGTGACCTTTCGGAGGTCCTGCGTCGGGACGCGCGCGCGACGGTGCGGGACTTGATTGTCGCCGCGACATGCCTGCGGGTGCCATGGTCAGCCCTGGCGGTATCGCCCCTCAGCTCGCGCGAGGATCGTCTCGGCGGGGAGGCCGAGCCCCTCGGCTAGGGCGTAGAACGTGGACATTGGAATGTCGCGCGTCCCCTTCAAGTAGCGCATCAAGGTCTGCTTGGGGACGCCGGACGCCTCGGAGAGCTGGTCGATCGTCAGTCCCGCTGCTGCACGTTCCGCGCGAAGCTGGGCGGCGAGCGCCTGCGCCTCTGCTCTTCCGTCAGTAACCATATGGGCACTCTACTACCCATAGTGGATACTTGCAAGCTCCAAACAGATGGATTCTGGGACTTGACAGGACCCGAACAGGGTGCTTAGGTATCTGTATGGATATCAACCGAGCAGCCGAAGAGGCAGCAGCGCGTATCGCCTACGCCTTCACTCGCTCCGGGCTGTCCAAGAAGAAGCTCGCGGAGATGACCGGCATCCCCTACGCGACGCTCGACCGCCGCTTCCGCAACGGGCACGGCTGGACGATGCGCGAGGTGATTGCCGTCGCTGACGCGCTCGGGATGAGCGCCGCCGAGTTCCTTGCGGACAGTCGGGCAATGGAGAAGGCCGCCGCGTAGCAGCGCGACGGCCTCAGAACACGAAAGGTAAGGACTTTCATGTCAAACAACATCGTACCGTTCAGCTACTCCGGGCGCGAGGTCCGGGTCGTGACGATCGACGGTGAGCCGTGGTTCGTGCTCAACGACCTCGCTCGCGTGCTCGGCCTGTCGCGGGCGGCATCGCAGATCAAGGACCGCCTCGATGAGGGGGTACGCCAGACGTACCCCCTTCCGACTGCTGGAGGCGTCCAGCACACGACCATCGTGTCCGAGGCCGGCATGTACGAGGTCGTGCTGCGCTCCGACAAGCCCGAAGCTGTGGCCTTCCGTCGCTGGATCACGAGTGACGTTCTCCCGACGATCCGCAAGACGGGCCGGTATGGCTCGGATGTGGAGATGCTGGCGGCGCTTCCGTCGTCGAAGCTTCTCGCGCTGGCGGCTGAGGCGGCGAAGCGTGCCGAGGAGGCGGAGCGTGAACTGGAGGCTGCGAAGCCGAAGGTGTTGTTCGCGGATTCAGTGGCCGCGTCACGGTCCACGATCCTCGTTGGTGAGCTGGCGAAGATCCTTCGCGCGAACGGTCTCGAGGTCGGGCAGAACCGGCTTTTCGATGACCTCCGCGCGGACGGGTACCTCATCAAGCGGAAGGGTTCGGACTGGAACATGCCCACACAGAAGGCAATGGAGCTGGGCCTGTTCGAGATCAAGGAGACCGCTGTCACTCACTCGGATGGTCACGTGACGGTATCGAAGACGCCGAAGGTGACCGGGAAGGGTCAGGCGTACTTCGTGAACCGGTACCTCAACAAGGCGGTGGCGGCATGACTCTCACCAGTGAGACGACCGGGACGACCGTCGTGGAGCCGCATTACAAGGTGGCGAAGGTCGCTGAGCTGCTGGACGTGTCGGTGCAGTGGGTTTATGACCGGATCAAAGACGGCACCTTCCAGAGGGTGGTCGAGCTCGGGACGGGCAAGGGGAACCAGCGGGTTCCGGCGTCCGAGCTGAACCGATTCCTTGAGGAGCGGACTTTCGGGCTCCCAGCCGAGAAGCCGGAGCGTGCGTCGTGATGCGGATCAATGGGGACCGCTCCGTGACGTGTCTGACCTGTGCGGACCGGCCGGTGTTCGCGGAGCTGGAGGCTCTGCGGTCGCATCTGGACGGTGTGCACGGGTCCGTGTTGGACCGGCTAGACGGGGTTCCTCGTCTCTGATTTTGGCCTGTCGTGCGCTCGCGGATCGGCGGCAGGTGCTGGCCCCTTTTGGGGGGTGCTCTTTCACAACTACAGAGTGAGACACGCTGATATAGCGGTCCTGTGATGCTCGTTGACTTGTCCGAGCTAGCCCTGCCGGTAGGTCCCGGTGGGCATGCCATTGGGGATCGTGTACGCACTCTTCGGGCCGTTAGGCGACGGAGTGGCCGGGGTGCAGGTAACGGGCGAGTGCTGTCCATCGTGTGGCAGTGGGTGACCTGGTGGGGTCACAAATTCTTTGTTCTCTACGACGGCAGGCTGGGGCATTCCTACTTGGAGGTCGCGCCGTCACACCGTCCGCTGATCCATAGCCCTGGGGAGCGGCACGAGGCAGGAGAACAGCCCGACTGGCAGGCACTCACGTTCAAGCCGTGAGCGGGCGCGCAGTAAATAGGAGGCGACATGGGATGGACTCAGATTCCGGGCGCACCGGGATACGAAGCGAGTAGAGACGGACGGGTGCGCGGCCCGCGGAGGGTATTGAAACCCTTCGACAACGGGAACGGATACCTACACGTTCGAATCGGGTCTAGGAACCGGACGGTCCACGGGATCGTCGCCGAGACGTTCATCGGGCCACGGCCCGATGGCCACGTCATTAGACATCTCGACGGAGACCGCCTGAATAACGCGGCATCGAACTTGGCGTACGGCACGCAAAGGCAGAACGTCCGGGACCAGATCGCACACGGCACATTCCCGTTCGACAACATGGCGGCGGGCTGGCGGCGAAACACCGAGCGAACCGAGTGCCGCAATGGGCATCCGTTAGTGCCGTACACGGGGAGCGACCCGAGTAAGAAGCGTTGGTGCCCCGTGTGCCACCGCGCCGCCGTCTCATCGTCAAGGCTGCGACGTAGGCAGGACCGGTAGCTCGGATGGTCGCAGGCGGGGTTCGATTCCCTGCCCGAGCGCGCGGAGTACCGCTTAGCGGCAGCCCAGCAAGTGCCGGGAACCCGATAAGTGCGGCACCAGCCATGGCAGACGGCAAGGAGTAGTCGGCCCGTCCTGAGCATGAGTCGAAACTGCTCGCTCGCCGGTCTGGCGGAATGGCAGACGCAGCGCACTCAAAATGCGCCGCCCCTCAGGCGTCCGGGTTCGAGTCCCGGGACCGGCACTCACTCATGGCTGACTCATGCCCGAAAGGGGGCTGTTGTGTCTGATCACAGATGGGTTCGCACGGTGGACCCGCAAACGAGTGCTGACGCCGCGGAAGGTATCACGGATCAGGGGTGGACCCAGTTGCAGTCCACGATCCTGAATCTGCTGCGGGAGGGCCCGTTGACCGATGAGGAACTGATTCCCAAGGTCTGGCGGGTCGGGCCTTATCGCACCCCGCAACGCATCCGCACCGCCCGCAAGGAACTGACGTTGCGGGGCGTGCTGCGGGCGTCGAACGTCACCAGGATCGGGCGGTCCGGGTATCGGGCGACCGTTTGGGAGGTCGCGTCGTGATCTGGCCGTATCGGGATGACGAGATCGAGGACGTTCCCGAGCCGGACGATCCGCAGGAGGAGGCGTTCTGGGATTCGGTGGACGCAGCTCGGTCCCGGTTCAAGGAGGGCTGGTGATGGCCGCGTCCACAGCACAGTCGTGGTTGATGGTGGCCGGGCTTGCTGTGGCGGTTGCGTATCTGGTCGTTGCGTTGTGGAGGAGGGGCCGTGGGTGACATGAGGACGGTTCGTGTGGGTGTGGGTGAGCAGGCGTTGAGGAGAGCGCATCCGCCTGTGTCGGCGTCTGAGGTTGCCGGGAGTTGGAATCTCGGGTCTGACCGGGTGCGGCGTCGGTCGGTGTCGGAGTCGTGGTTGGCGTTCGCTGCTGTGCTGCTGCTGGGTGTGGCGGTCGGGGCGATCGGCTCCGCGTTTCTGTGGATCGCTGCGGGCCGATGATCGACCACCTGGATTTCACGGCGAGCTGTGACTGCTGCCCTCGGGACGCCCAGTGGGTTCAGCGGTGCCACGTGTGCAAGACCGTCGCCCTGCTGTGCTCTGTGTGCCGTACACGGGAGGTGCTGTGGATGCTCACTCACCCGGTGAGCGTGTGCGAGAACACGGGGATCAGGCAGGCGGCGCAGGTGATGTACACGATCACCCCGATCGAAGGAACAACGGTATGAAGCCGGTAGCGCCTCCGAGCGGGATCGTTGCGGGACTTCCCGAGTGGGAGTATCACGCCCGCCCCGAGCTTTCATCCACGGGTGCGCGGCAGTTGCTGCCCGAGTACGCGGGGTCTCCGAGGAAGTTCCAGTGGGCGAAGGCGCACCCGAAAACATCCCGCACGTTCGACATCGGCCATGCAGTGCATGCGAAGGTCCTCGGTGTCGGTGCGAACGTCATCACCTACCCTGACGAGCACCTGACACCGAGCGGGAATGTGTCAACGAAGGCGGCGACGCTCGCTTGGGAAGCCGAGCAGCGAGCCGCCGGCCTGACCGTTGTGAGCCCGAACGACGCCGCCACCGTGGACGCAATGGCTGAGGCTGTGCTCGCCCACGAGACGGCACGCCCCTACCTTGAGGTTGCGGTGCATCGTGAAGTGTCCGTTTTCGCGACCGTCGACGATGTGCCGTGCCGGGCCCGCTTCGACGCCCTTTCTGACGCCACCCGAAACGGCGTCTTCGCGGTCGACCTGAAGACCACTGAGGACGCCACGAAGACGGGGCTCGAGTCGTCGGTGAAACGGTACGGGTACGACGTGCAGGAAGCCCACTACAGGGACGTGCACGAGGCTGGCGTGGGCAGACCGATCGACCGTTTCATCTTCATCGCTGTGGAGAAGTCCGGCCCGTACGAAGTGGCGGTGTTCGAGCTTCCGGAGTTGTGGGTGCGGATGGGTCGCACGAAAGCGGCGGAGGCGCGACGCATTTTCAGACAGTGCACCGAGTCCGGTGTGTGGCCGGGATACGACCCTGGGGTTGTTGTGCTTGATCCGCCCGCGTGGGCAGTCATCGAGCACGAGATGCGATACGAGAGCGGAGACATCCAGATCTAGTGGCACCGAAGACGCGGCCTGCGATCGACAGGTTCAGAGAGAAGACGCGCTTGCTCGACAACGGATGCATTGAATGGTTGGCGTACAGAGGCGCGAATGGCTACGGCCGTTTTTACGTGAATGGGCGGGGAGCACTCGCACATAGATGGTCCTATGAGCATTTCGTCGGGAAGATCCCGGACGGACTACAGATCGACCACCTGTGTCGGAACCGAGGGTGCGTTAATCCAGATCACCTCGAACCTGTCGTTCCTTCCGAAAACGTCAGGCGTGGCATCGCCGCTGAGGTGTCGAGGGCTCGAGCTGAACGACAAACCCACTGCCTGAGGGGTCACGAGTTTACCCCGGAAAACACCACCTACGGGAAGCGCGGACGAACGTGCCGATCTTGCAAGCGTGAGCTTGGTCGGCGGCACTATCAGGAGAACCGCGAAGAGTACATCGCGAGGGCATCTGCTTGGCGCGCGGAGCACCCTGAGCGTTTCAGAGAGTCGGCTCGCTTGAGCAGTAGGCGGTATCGCATAGCTCAGAAGGAGAAGTGACAGTGGATCTGTCCGAGACGATTATCCCCAAGAGTGAGCAGGTGAACGCGGAGGACTTCCTCGCAGGACCAGCCACCGTGACAATAGCCGGGGTGGAGAAGGGTACGGCAGATCAGCCAGTCTTCATTCATCTCGTCGAGTTCCCGGGACGTACTTACAGGCCGGCCAAGTCGATGCGCCGGGTACTCGTCGCTTGCTGGGGCCCCGAAGCGGGGACTTACGTCGGCCGGCGTCTCACCTTGTTCAACGATCCAACCGTCAAGTGGGCAGGCCAAGAGGTCGGCGGGATTCGGATCGCCGCACTGTCGCACATCGACGAACCGAAGTCGATCAACCTCACTGTTACCCGTGGCAAGCGTGCACCGTTTGTGGTGCAGCCGATCAGGGACACTATCGCACCGCACCTCGCGGCTCTGTCGGGCGCCTCGACCCTCGAGGAACTACAGGCCGCATGGGCAGCAGCGAGCAAGGCCGGAGTCGCTTCCTCTCATGAGGTGATCTCACTGAAGGACGAGCGGAAAGCTGCGCTCGCAACTAGGACCGACGGTGACTGACGTGATCACCTTCTTCGTCCCCGGCATCCCCGTCCCCCAAGGATCCAAGACGCTCATGCGACGCGGCGGGAAGACATGGATGGTCGACGCGAACGCTGACGCTCTCCGCAAGTGGCGCGCGACCGTAGCGAACCGGGCAGATGTGGGGCTGACGTTCGACTCCCCCGTGGTCGTCGGGTACGAGTTCCTACTTCCCAAGCCAAAGCGGCCGAAGTTCCTACAGCACGCCGTCAAACCCGACCTCGACAAACTCATCCGGGCAGTCAATGACGGGCTCGTAGACGGAGGCTTGCTGTCCGACGATTCCCGGATCTTCAAGTTCCGAGAACCGACGAAACGTTACGTGGACGCTGGGGAGCAACCCGGCGTCCACATTCATGTGGAGGCATGGTGACCTGGCTCGAGGATCAGCAACCCGTCGCTGAATTCGACTTCGGGGAGACGGCATGAGTGTCAAGCCTGCCCTTCTGAGGGCGTTGGAGCTGCGCGACGGCAGACGATGTGCCTGGCACTTCGCCGGAGCGTGCAACCCTGACGCCCTCGTCCCGCATCACCGGGCGAACAGGGGCATGGGCGGTTCGAAGTCGAAGGACCGAATCTCGAATCTCGTCTGGTTGTGCTCGACCACGAACGGGCTCGTCGAGTCGGACCCGGACTATGCGGAAGCGGCACGCAAGCGAGGCATCAAGATCAGCTCGCACGACGACCCGTCGCACGTGCTCATCCAGCATGCCGTGCACGGGCGGGTGCTGCTGGATGACTTCGGCGGTGTGACGCGAGAGGAGGTGCCGTTCTGAATGGCGGTAGACAGAATGATCCGCGCGGAGATGCGCACCTCGGAGAAGGTCAACCGGTGGCCGATCCCGCTGCGGTTCTTCTGGACGCAACTGTGGGGGTACTGCGACGACTTCGGGCGGGGCGTTTACGACTGTCGTCTGATCGTCGCTGACACCTTCCCTCTGGATGATGAGATCACCGCGGAGACCGTTGCACGGTGGATGCTGGGGCTTGAGCAGGAGGGTGTGATTCGCCCGTACACGGTGGGTGGTCGCAGGTACTTCGAGGTCGTCAATTGGGACGAACATCAGGAGTTGAAGTATCGGAAGAAGTCGAAGATCCCAGCACCGTTGGAGAAGATTCAGAAAAGTTCTGAAACTTTTCGAAAAATTGTCCTAGAAGAAGAAGTAGAAGAAGAAATAGAAGGGGAAGGGGAAGCGCTCGCGCCCCCCTCCCCGTTCTGCTTCAACCACCCCAACGGCACAGACCAACCGTGCAGGGCCTGCAAAAGGGCACGGGAACGATCTGAAGCCTGGACGCCACCCAAGCCCCCGAAGAAGCACGACTGTGATCGTGACGGGCACACGTGGCAGAAGGACGGTTCGTGTTTGTGGTGCATCGCACGCACTGACGAGATCGCCTGAGCTGAACAACAACCAATCTGGCCTGCCGTCACCGGCAGGCCTTTTTCGTGCCCGAAGGAGGGCAACCAGCCGTGCTTCGGGTCGGCTTTTCTCATGAAAGGAACCCCGTGACAGAGCCCATCACCAAGGAAACAACGGATGTCTGACCTGAGTCCGACCATTCGCAAGTGCATCGCCTGCGAACGAGAGCGCGATCGCGCTCGTACCCGGAAGGAAGCGGCCTGATGGCTAACGAAATCGTCATGACAGTAATCGGGAACCTCACCGCGGACCCGACTTTGACCTACACACAGTCAGGTTTGGCGGTCGCTAACTTCACCATCGCCTCCACACCCAGGACGTTCGATAAGGCGAAGGGTGAATACGTCGACGGAGAAGCGACGTTCCTGCGCGCGAGCGTCTGGAGGGAGTTCGCGGAGAACGTCGCCGGCTCGCTGACGAAGGGCATGCGCGTGATCGCGTCCGGGCGGCTCAAGCAGCGCTCGTACGAGACGCGCGAGGGCGAGAAGCGCACCACGTTCGAGCTGGAGGTCGACGAGATCGGTCCGAGCCTGCGCTACGCGACCGCCTCGGTGACCCGCGGTTCCGGTTCCCGTGCTCCGGAGGAGTCGTGGGGTTCGTCTGAGGTTCCGTTCTGAGATGGTTGCGGAGCCTGATACGGATCGTGTGGTTCAGCATCGCCGGTATGTGGTGGGTGATGTGAGGTCGCCGTTTGAGTCGGTGGTCGGTTTGGTGCGTCCGGAGCCTTGGGTGCGGGATGCGTTGTGTGCGCAGACGGACCCGGAGGTGTTCTTCGCTGAGCCGGGAGAGACGGAGAAGGTGGCGGCGGCGAAGCGGGTGTGTGCGGGTTGTCCGGTGCGGTTGGACTGTTTGAACTTCGCTTTGCGGAACGGAGAGAAGTTCGGGGTTTGGGGTGGTTTGTCGCCTGCGGAACGGCAGGTGGTGGATTCGACGGTGGTGCAGAAGTCGTTCGGGTCGATTGATGAGGCTGTGGTTGAGGCGAGGTCGTGGCGTCGGCCGAGGTCGTTGAAGGAGTCAGCATGACGAAGTTTTCAGAGGGCGACCGTGTGACGGCGTTCAAGGGTTTCAACGCGGATATGACGTGCCGCGGGTTCCAGTACGAGGAAGGCAAGACCTACGAGCAGGACACTCCGGCGAAGCTGTGCGTGTCGGGGTTCCACGCTGTCACTTCCCCGTTGGACGTGTTCGCCTACTACCCGCCTGCGGAGTCGGTGTACCGGCTCGTGGAGTTGGGTGATGTGTCGGAGGAGCGCGAATCCGATTCGAAGGTTGCCGGTCGGACGATCACGATTGGCGCGGAGATCGGCATCCCTGGGCTGGTGAAGGCGCACGTCGAGGTTGTGAGGGCGGGGATCAAGCCGGATGGCAAGAAGTCCGCACACAAGACCGATGACCGTTCGGTGGCGTCGAACACTGGCAACTACTCGGTGGCGTCGAACACGGGCGACCGTTCGGCGGCGTCGAACACTGGCGACCGTTCGGTGGCGTCAAACACGGGCGACCGTTCGGTGGCGTCAAACACGGGCAACTGCTCGGTGGCGTCGAACACGGGCGACCGTTCGGCGGCGTCGAACACTGGCGACCGTTCGGTGGCGTCAAACACGGGCGACCGTTCGGTGGCGTCAAACACGGGCAACTGCTCGGCGGCGTCGAACACGGGCGACTACTCGGTGGCGTCGAACACGGGCGACTGCTCGGTGGCGTCGAACACGGGCTACCACTCGGCGGCGTCGAACACGGGCGACTGCTCGGTGGCGTCGAACACGGGCTACCACTCGGCGGCGTCGAACACGGGCGACTACTCGGTGGCGTCGAACACGGGCTACCGTTCGGCGGCGTCGAACACGGGCAACTGCTCGGCGGCGTCAAACACGGGCAACCGCTCGGTGGCGTCGAACACGGGCGACCGTTCGGCGGCGCTCGTCACGGGCTCCTACTCCAAGGCCACCGCCAGCGGTGCCGACGCCCTCGCGATCGCCACCGGATACAAGGGCGAGGCGAGTGGCACTGTCGGGGCTTGGCTGGTGCTTACTGAGCGCGACGAGGAGTACAAGATCGTCGCCGTGGAGACGGTGAAGGTCGACGGGAAGCGCATCAAGGCGGATGTGTTCTACACGCTGCGTGGCGGAAAGGTGGTGGCGGCATGACTACCTACAACAAGGGCGACCGGATCGGCCAGGATTCGGCCTCCAGCGGCTCTGTGCGCCCGTCTGACGCGATTTCAACCGTCCCTGGTGCATCTGGGCAGGGGAACACAGTTTCGAACGTTGAGGGGGCGTGATGGGGAACACAGTTTCGATCCCCGAGGAAGTGATCGAGGCGGCGGTGAACGCGGTGGGCTTCCGACATGAAGACGACGCGGTGATGTTGCGTTACGAACTCGGCGTTGCCGCTCCGATCATCGCCGCGTGGGCGCGCGAGCAAGCCCTGGATGAGGCTGTGGCTGCGTTAGAGGCGTTGGTGCGGCCTGCGGTGACGCTTGGTCGTCTCGCACAGAACCACGGCGTCTGGGATGCTCTCGCGGCTATCGCCGCGCTGAAGCAGGAAGGAGTATAGAAATGACGATCATTCAGGAGCGCCTGGACGCGCTTGACACCATCACGCTTGCGGAGGGCGCCCATGATGATTTTGAGTCTGGGCACTGCGCAATGGAGGTCGTGGCGTGGCTTGCCGGTCTGGGACATACGGACTGCCCCGAGTGCGCCTCTCCCGTGCTGCGTGACTTCACGATCAACCTCAACGACCAGTGGGGCCACGAGCAGCGACAGAAGCTGATCCCGCTCCTGCCTCGCATGGTGGGGACAGCGGGCGACGGTCAGGATGAGGCCCGGTCGTATCTCGCGTTGGACTGGCTGATCCGCACGTTCACTCCGGCCTGGCTTGACCTCGCGGGATTGACCACTGAGGCGACGGAGTTGCGGTCGCTGCGGCGCATCGTGGACATGGCTACGGCCGAGAGCGCTGGTCCGGTTGTGCTTTCGGTTCGGGCGCGAGCGGCCGCTGCCGGGGACGCTGCCTGGGCCGCTGCCAGGGGCGCTGCCAGGGGCGCTGCCGGGGCCGCTGCCTGGGCCGCTGCCGGGGACGCTGCCAGGGACGCTGCCAGGGACGCTGCCAGGGACGCTGCCGGGGCCGCTGCCTGGGGCGCTGCCTGGGACGCTGCCTGGGACGCTGCCGGGGCCGCTGCCAGGGACGCTGCCGGGGACGCTGCCAGGGACGTACTTCAACCCACCATCGAGGCATTGCAGGCTTCTGCCCTTGACCTCCTGGACCGGATGATCGACCCGAGCGCGGCAATGGAAGGCCGAAGCCGAGGCGGTCCCCGACGTAGAGGTTGGTGAGTCCCGTGGCTGAGGGCCTCGTCCTGCCGTCGCACCGCGACGGGCACTGCGGATACGACCCGACGCGCAGCGGCACGATCTGCGGCAAGGTGGCGACCACGCATGCCTGGATCGGGGGCCAGGACGCGCCCGATGCGTACACGGTCTACGCGTGCCTCGATCACACGGAGTGGCTGCGCGCCGCACTGCCGCTACGCGACTGGCACCTCGTGGACGTCGCCTGCCTGGGCACCCGTCGCCACACGTGGATCTTCTCGGGCACGCCGGGCGACTCGTTCTGCATCGAAGAAGAGCCCGTGGCCGAGCTCATCGGAGATGCTGTTCGCGCGGATGGGGGTGCTCGATGAGCACGGTACTCGTGGAGAGTTCCACGGGCGCTCAGATCCTGCCGAATGTTCGTGACCTGCGCGCTCGCACGACCGCTTGGGTGGCGTATAGCTGCGTGAGCGCTGATCAGCGGGCGACGCATCCGGTGTATGCGGCGCTCGCCGCGACGCTGATAGTTCGCTCGGATGGTGTCTCGTGAAGCCGCGCGTCTACAAGGAACCGCAACCGTGAGCGCGAAAGGGCGCACGTTGATCGAAGCAGGCGAGCGATGACCGACGACTATGCAGGGCCATCGGAGATCGCCTACGCGCGCTTCCCCGGAAAGGGCATCAGCTATCGCGCGACGTTCGAGGGCCGGAACTTCGAGTTGGCGTTCAGTGAGAAGCGGAAGCGGATGCGAGTGTTCGTAGACGGCAAGGAGTGGAAGGAGGCGCTTGATGGCTGACGACGTTGATGCTCTCGGCGAAATCGGTGCCCGACTTCGCCGCGTCGAGGCATTCTGGCACGACGCTGAGGCCGAGTGCCGAGCGACGCAGGAGCGCCTAGACGAAGCAATCCGCCGGAACGAAGCGATGGAGTCGACCATCAAGAGCATCGCAGTGTGGTTTCGAAAGGGCCCGGGAAATCGGAGCGACTATCGCGATGTGGGGGCCTGGTACGCGCACTGTTGGTACCACAAGGTGATCGGCGGCACGCTCCGCGATGCTGGCCACATTTCCTTGTTGGATTCGACCGAGGGAGACGCATATCTGCTCGAGTCCAAGGCGCGCGAGCTGCGAGAGGGAAACGCATGAGCACGTACTGGTACTTCGAATGCCTCGACCACGACCCGCCACTGAGAAGCGAGGACGAGTTCACTCAGCACACTGAGGACGAGCATTTCCGTCGGGGCGTCGCGTTGGCAGATGCGCGCCCGGTCGACGAAGGGGAAGACGACTCGTACTGGCGCATGAAGTCCGTCAGGTTCGGCGGGACGGACTCAGAGGAGGCCATGACGCGCGCGTACTTCACGATGAACGCCAGACGGTTTCTGGCACAGCATCCGCATTGCCGCCTCGGCCTGGTGAACGAGTACGGCGAACGGCGCGAGCTGCGAGAGGAGAAGACGAATGGCTGATTTCATCGAACACGGCCACCATCAGGGACTCGACTTCAGGATGAGCGAGCCGGAGTCCGTGCTTCGCGCTGGACACAGGCTCGCTGTCGAGAAGTACGACGCTGCGGTGCGTCAGATGCAGCAGGCTCGCGATGTTGCTGACGCTGCCGAGCTGACCGCGGCGCTGGCACACGAGACGGTCGAGGCATACGCCAACGCCCTGCGCAAGATTGGTATTGATCCGGAGGAGAACGCAGATGCCTGAGGTGAAGGTCGGGCAGGTCTGGCGGCGGCGGAAGGACGGGCGCAGATTCGGCGTCGAAGAGGTATCGAAGAACTACTTGGACGGCCGCGAGCGGGCGCGCCTGACTAACTCACGCGGGAAGAAGCCTGGCGGGCCTGTCCTCACTTCGTCAATGGTTCGCCAGTTCGACCTTGTGAAGGAGGCCGCTCGTGACGACTCGTGAGGAACTAGCGCGGCTGATCGAACCACTCGGACACTGGAAGTACAACGGCGACATTGATGATGTTGCCGACGCGATTCTCGCCTCTGACGTGATCCGGCAGATCAAAGCCGAAGCATGGGACGAAGGCGGGGTGGCGGCATGCGAGAATCTAGCTCGCGATTTCTGGGATGACGACGACCCGATACCAAATCCGTACCGGAAAGCCGACGTGCAGCAGATCATCGAGAAGGAGCTGGGTGATGCCTGACGCCCCGTACACGCCGAGCGTCGAGGAAGCGCGCTAGAGCGCTCACCGTTCGTTCGCCCCTGCCTTCGGGTGGGGGCGTCTTCTATTTGGAGGGTACGTGAGAACAGACATTGATCCTGCTGACGGTTACGTCGGCCTGATGACCTGGGACCAGTTCAACCGGCTCGAACGTGCGGTGAACAACGCGATCAAGCATGTTCCGTGGTGGCGGGTGTGCGGGCACATTCGCAACAGCGCGGCGGAGGAGCTGGAGCGGGTGTCGTCGTCGAATAGCTACCCGTTGCCGTTACCTGCACCGTGGTTGGCGGCAGAGGAGATCAAACGCCTGTTAGAGCAGTTGAACAAGTGGCCGGAACTGTCGGACGCGGCGAACGATGACGACGGGGTGTACTTCGCAGAGCTGCTGATCCGTGAGGTTGAGACTGCGATGGCACGGTGGCCGATCTCGGACCGCCCCCACAAGGTGCAACACGTCCGCTGTTTCGCCTGCGACATGCTCACCCTCCGCTACTACCCGCCCACGTTCGCTAACGGGCAACTGTTGGACACGACGGTGAAGTGCACGAACAAGGAGTGCGGGGCTGTGATGGATGAAACGTTGTGGGGTCGCGCGGTGGCGTTGATCGAGGCGGAGAACGCGGAGAGGGCTAAGCGATGACCGCCCGTGACGACGTGATCGAGCAAGCAGCGAAGGCATTGTTTCAGCTCTGGTTCGGATGCGATCCGGAGCCGGGCGATGTGGACATGGAGGCTTGTCGAGCGAATGCTCGCGCGGTCTATCCCGTGATCCGTGACGCAGTGTTGGACGAGGTTATCGCAACCGCTGACGCTTCCCCTGCAGTGACGTGGGCTGGTAGCGGCGGAGCGAAGGAGCGCATCAGAGCCCTGAAGGGCGGTACGGAGTAACTGTGAGTGTGCTCGACGAATGGGTTCTCGCTACGAAGGCACATAAACGTGTCAAGCGATCGAGATCCGCGATCTACGCATGGCTGCAACGTCCAGAGCTGGAAATCCGGACGCTACGAGTTGACCGCTACCTTTGGTTGAATGTCAATGATCTCCTCCGCGTTGAAAAGGAGATGACTTTACGCAAATATGCGACACGCCGAGCGCGGGAGTTGTAGTACAGCTGGACTGGCCGGATTATTGTTCCGGATCATGGGTGTCGTACACCCTATTGCTCCCCACCGTCTCCGGGATTGGTGGGGATTTTCTTTGGTGCCGATCAGTCCGCCCAGGTACCGGTGTGGGCTGATTCTCTCGTGCGGGCCTCGATACGCAAGTCGGGGTTCGCTCGTTTAAGGCGTGCATGAGCGCGCACTGAACACGTGCCTTTGGTCGGGGACGCACAGCGACCGCTGGGGATGCAAGGCTGATCGACGTAGCAGAACCGCACGCGGAACTACGGCGGACGGGGCTTCGATTGCCCCCATCTCCACGAACCTGACAGAAGGGGCAACCGTGGGACTGCTCGACGATATTGCAGCTGTCGAACGGCAACCGCCGACTCTCGAGAAATGGTTGGAGACAGCATCCGACCAGGAACGCGACGCAGTACTCGAGTTCGTTCGCGACCGAAGCGTCTCGCTCGACACTGTGGCGAGGGTGCTGCGAAAGAACGGCATCCGCATCGGCGACGCCACGATCAAGGCTTACCGTGAGTCTGCTTGACGACATAGAGCAGGCGCGCGGGCTGGCCGACGCGGCGAAGAACGTCAAGATTCTGACGATCGATGTTGAGCGTCAGCGCGGAGAGTGGAAGGTTCGACGGTGGGACCCGTATCCGCCGAAGTTCCTACACATGGACACGATGGTGTCCCGGCCCAGGATCATGTGCTTCGCCGCGAAATGGTACGGCTCAGACGAAATAATCTACTTTGACGAGCGCGGCAGGAATGGCAAGGGCACAGGCGGGGCGAAACGCATGGTCAAGGCCATGTGGGAGTTGGTCAATTCCGCCGATGTCATCGTGACCTTCAATGGCGATAAGGCCGATCATCCCTGGATGCACGAGGAATTCGAGCACTTCGGATTGCCGCGTCCGATGCCGTCCCGCTCGATTGATCTATACAAGATCAACAAGCAGCGGTTCGCACGCCCCTACAGGTCGCTCCGGTACCTGGCGCGTGAGCACGGGACCGCAGGAAAGATCGACCACGACGGCAAAGACCTCTGGGATCTCTGCGAGCAAGGCGACCCTGACGCGTGGGAAGAGATGCGTGAATACAACATTCGCGACGTGGAAGTCACCGAGGAAATCTGGCTGCGACAACTCTCCTGGCTGCCGGGAAGCGCACATCTCGGCGTGATGATCGACGACAGCGAGACTTCGCGTTGTCCTAACTGTGGTTCGGTACGCCTCACGCGCCAGCACAAGCCGGCCCGAGCGAATGTTCGCGCCTACGAAGCATTTCGTTGTGACGATTGTGGATCGCCTGTTAGGTCGAACCTGCTTGTCGGTAAACCGCAGTTTACGAGACCCATCCGGTAGAAGATGAACGGCCCGAATGAGTGCTACCAACACTCACCGGGCCTAACCCAATCACCTAGTTGGAGGCGATGTGGCTATCACGGAGCGTATCAAGGAATCAGTTTGCGTGTCGTGCGGACAAGCGTTCGTGTGGACGGTCAAGCCGGGAAACCCGCGTCGCTACTGCTCCAATGAGTGTTACAAGCGCGCGCACTATCTCGAGAATCGAGACAGGTACCTTGCTCGGAAGCGTGAATCAGTGGCCGAGCGCTACCCATTATGCGCCGTAGATGGTTGCCGCACTCGAGTGCGGACTGCACCCTTCGATAAGTGCCCCTCACACCGCGTAGATGAGCAAGTGTCTGATCGCTTCTGGGCGAAGGTCGACAAGTCTGGCTCCTGTTGGGAGTGGACCGGCGCGATAGCGCCCACTGGATACGGCATGCTCAGCATCCATGACAAGGCAGTCACCGCTCACCGAACCGTCTGGCGGATGCTGAAAGGTCCTATTCCGGACGGCCTTCACATCGACCACATCTGCCACAACCGTAAATGCGTGCGCATCGACCATCTTCGCCTTGCTACTCCGAAGCAGAACGTGGAAAACCACTCCGGGGCGCGATCCGATAGCCAGACTGGCATACGTGGGGTTAGTCCTAGCCGTGGTGGCGGTTGGGTAGCTCAGGTTTGGCATAACGGAGAGGCTGTCTTGCGGAAGGTCTTCTCGCGCATTGAGGACGCCGAAGAAGCGGCCATTGAAGCTCGGAACAGATTCCACACGAACAACGATGCCGATCGCACGACGTTCGACAAGTAACAGCCATCATTCTGGCTCTTACGTCACATAACCGCGCTAATAGGCACTTTTCTGACCCCACCATCCCTCCCACTGCCTAACGGCGAAGCGAGGTCAACATGTGCGCCTTCGACGGTTCCACCCGCTGCGACTGGTCCCCGGACCTGCGCGACCCCACCACCGACGTGCTCGAAGTACTCCGCGCCGCGGACCAACACGCGGTGCTCGACAGGGATGCGTTCGACTGTGGTTGACGTGCAACGGCGCGAGGCGTTGATGCTCGACAAAATCGGTGAACTCGTCCGTGAACGCGACCGTCTCCGGTATCGCATGCAGCTCGCCCGTGATCTCGTGACCGACTGGCGCGACCAACGATTCCTCACGGAACGGCTAGCAGATGATCTGCTGCTCGCCCTGACCTGATGTTGCGGAACGGCTTGCACGTCAACGCTGACCCTGCCGATGACCGACCCGCCGAACGAAGCACACCCGGGGGCACCTGATGGCATGGCAGAACAACCGCCCCAACCACGTCCCCACTCGCGTCCGAGAGCAAGCCCTCGACCGCGACGGACACCGCTGCACCGCCGTGATGCAGAACGGGCAACGCTGCCCCGAAACCACGAACCTCGAAGCAGCCCACCTCGGTCAATGGCAACCAGGGGAACACACCACCGTCGACATGGTCCGCACACTCTGCCACTGGCACCACAACCGAGAAACCCAACAACAAGCCGCCACCGCCCGCACCCAAGCCACACACACCAAGCCCAGCCCTACACGACCACCTGAACAGCACCCAGCGTTCCGATGACCCCACCCACCACCCCCTCCCCCCACGAATTCAAGGGCGGGGAGGTGCTGTGGGAATTCCTCTGTACGGGTCTGAGGGTTCGCTGAGCCCTGGTCGGAGTCGTGTTGTAGCAGGTGACCCGGAACGGGTCCTGCGATCCCGAAACGGGAGTGACGATCATGACGATCAAGCCGGAGATCATTTCGTTCGCCTTCACCGCTGAGGATCTGGAGGAAGCGCTGCAGGCCGCGGTCGAGCATCTGCGTGGCGTGGTCGAGGGCGATGAGGGTCTGCGCGGTTTCGTGGTGCCGGAGCTCACCCAGGAGGCGTTCGAGGTTCAGGGTGGGCAGTGGAAGCGGGTGTTCCGCTTCCGCGCTGAGTTGCTGCCGGTGCGTCGCTGATGGCTGGGCGTGGTCCTGCTCCGAAGGTTCCCGATCAGCGTGCCCGGCGCAATAAGCCGGCGACCCCGCTGCGGATGATCACGGTCGTCCCTGATGCTCAGCCGAGCTTGAAGGAAGCGATCGGGTCGCGCAATCCGATGACGGGCAAGGCGTGGCATGCGGCGACGTTGCGGCTGTGGGAGTCGTTGGGTTCGTTCCCGACTACGCGGGGGCTGCTGATGGCGCAGTGGCTGATGCTCGCACGGGCGATGATGCTGGACGACGCGGTGATGGAAGGCGACGCGAGGTTTGCCTCGGAGGCGCGGCTGCAGATCGCGAAGTTCGGCATCACGCCGGATGATGTTGCCCGCTTGCGGTTCGTGCTGGCGCAGGCGGAGGGTGCGGAGGATGCGAACGCTGAGCGTTCGGAGCGCCGCACTGTGTCTGCGCGTGAACGTTATGGGCAGCCGAAACGGCTGGAGGCCTGATGCCGTGGGTGCCGCAGTCGGAGGACGACTTCCCAACTCTGGGCTGGCACGTCGCCGAGCAGATGGCCGAATACCTTGGCATGCCGGATGCCGGAGATGATGACCAGTCCGCGCCGTATCTGGTCACCCGTGAGATGCAGGAGTTCCTTAACGAGCTGTATCGGCTGGACCCGATCACGTGCCGGCGCGAGATTCATCGTTCGGTTCTCATGCGTGCACGTGGCTGGGCGAAGTCGCCTTTCGTCGGCGCGATCATGTGCGCGGAGGCCATGTTCGAGGTCGTCCCTGATGGGTGGGACGCGTTCGGGCAGCCGGTAGCGAAGCCATGGTCTCGGGTGCGCACCCCGTACGTGGCTATCGCGGCGGTGACCGAGGAGCAGACGCGTAACACGTGGCAGCCGATCCTGGAGATGCTGCGCAACGGGTCGGCCCCGGACGAGTTCGGGGTGGACCCGATGGACAGCTTCGTCGCTTTGCCACGCGGGCGCATGGTCCCAATCACGGCGTCACCGCTGTCCATCAAGGGGTTCAAAGCCGTCGCCGCGTCTCTGGATCAGACGGAGACCTGGCTCAAGTCCAACTCCGGCGTGAAGCTCGCCCAGACGTTGCGGAACAACGCGACGAAGCTCGGCGGAATCACGATCGAGACCCCCAACGCGTATACGCTCGGCGAGCACTCAGTGGCCGAGGAGTCCTACGCGTTCTGGGATGCCATCCAGTCGGGCAAGTACAAGGCGCTGGAAGACGTGAAGTCGATCTACTTCGATCACCGTTCCGCTCCGGCAACGACGGACATCGGCGACCACGACTCCCTCATCGAGGGTCTGCGGGTAGCGTACGGCGACTCCTCAGCCGATCCCCGAGGCTGCGTGCTGCACGATCCGCCGTGCGAGCCGGGCTGGGTCGACCTGGAGCGAATCGCCCTGGACTTCCTGGACACGTCGAACGATGTCGCCCAGATGCGAGCGGACTTCCTGAACCAGATCGATGTTGCACGCGACGCGTTCGTATCCGACCCGGAGCTGCGCGCCGTGCTCGCGCACAAGGACATCACCCGGTCCGAGCCGATCACGCTGGGATTCGACGGCTCGGAGGGTCGCAGGCGCGGCATCGCGGACTCGACTGTCCTGGTGGGGTATTCGATCGCGCAGAAGCACATCTTCAAGGTGGGCTTGTGGGAGCAGCCGGAAGGTCCGCGGGGCGAGGGCTGGCAGCCTCCGAAGGACGAGATCAACGCGAAGGTCGACGAGACACATCGCAGCAGGCATGTCGTGGGCTTCTACGGGGATCCGTCTGCCGGCTGGGCCGGTGACGTGAAGGCGTGGGAGGCGAAGTACCACTCCCGCTACAAGGCGAAAGTCACCGTCGCCGAGCCGATCCGTTGGAAGCAGCGTGACGTCACCCGCACGGCGGACACGTTCGAGCAGCTGTACTCGATGATCCGTTCAGGGGAGATCACGATCGAGGACGACCCGGATCTGATCCGGCACTTCCTCAACGCTCGCCGCGATCCACGGCGTGCCGGCTACGTGCTGAAGAAGGCAGACGACAACCAGGACTTCGGCAAGATCGACCTGGCTTGGGGAGCGATGTTCGCGCTCGCCGCAGGTCTGGACGCTGTCGGCAAGGGCGTGACGAAGACGAGTAGGCGGATGCCTCGACAGATCGCGTAGTGGAAGGGGGCCGTATGGCAACCACGCCGGAGGAATGGCTCCCCATTCTCGCCAAGCGTCTCGACGACCGTATGCCCCGCGTGTTGAAGAACCGGCGTTACGCGCGCGGTGACGCGGACTTGCCGGAGATGGGGCAGAACACGCGGAAGTCGTGGGAGGCGTTCCAGAAGAAGGCCCGCAAGAACGTCGCAGGTCTGGCGTGTTCGTCTCTCGCGGGCCGGATCGTCCCGAACGGTGTCCGTGTCGGGTCGAGCTCGGACGGTCCCGTGGTGGACGGGCTGCGGCTGGTGTGGCGGAACAATCGTCTTGCGCTCGTGTTCGCTGACGCGATCTGGAACATGCTCACCACCTCGTGGGGGTATCTCGTGGTGGGGACGCGGGATGGGGAGCCGGTCATCACGTCGGAGCCGCCCGAGAAGGTGATCACGGCACCGGACCCGGCGCAGCCGTGGCGTTCCCGTGCCGCGTTGATGGCGTGGCGTGACGAGGACGCGCAGCGGGATTTCGCGTTCGTGTGGGCGAACGGTGTCCGGCAGCGGTTCAGCCGCAACATCAAGACCGACAGTGGGACGATCCGGGGGAAGGTCGCCGGCGACTGGGTGCTGGATGGTGACCCGGAGCCGTTCAAGGGCCCGATCCCCGTGTACGGGATGGAGAACTTCGACGGGCGCGCCGAGTTCGAGGCGCACATCGACGCGATCGATGCCGTGAACCTGGGGAAGCTGCAACGGCTCGTGGTGACCGCGTATCAGGCGTTCAAGGCGCGCGCGCTCAAGAACCTTCCCGAGAAGGACGAAGACGGCAACGACATCGACTGGGGTGCCCGCCTGAACTTCGCTCCCGGCGCGATCATCGACCTTCCCGAAGCGGTGGATGTGTGGGAGTCCCAAGCGGTCGATATCACGTCCCTGCTGAACGGTGAGAAGGCGGATCTCCGTGACCTCGCCGCCGTGATGCAGGTGCCCCTGGATGTGTTCGTTCCGTCCGGTGAGAACCAGTCCGCGACAGGTGCGGCGAACGCGCACAAGGGCGAGATCCAGAAGGCGAAGGACCGGATCGTCCGTGCACGCATGGCGGCCGAGGCGGCACTGCTCACGGCGGCCCGGATTCTCGGCCTCGATGACACGGAGACGATTCAGGTCACGTTCGAGCCTCCCGAGCATGTGTCGCTGTCGGAGAAAGCGGCAGCGGCGCAGGCGGCGAAGAACGGCGGGAAGTCGCAGCGCTGGATCGACGAACACATTTGGGGCATGTCCCCGGATGAGATCGATCAGGAGGCGGCCGACCGCGGCGCGGAGCAGCTTCAAGCGGTGACGTTCATCGGGGCTGCCGGTGGCGTCGCGGCCTGAACAGATCACGGCGGCATACGCGTCAGCGTCCACCGCGGTCCGTGACCGGGTGACCGAACTCGCTTTCGCCCTGTGGGCGGAGGCCCCGTCGCTGCGGGACGCTGATGTCGCCCGCCTGGTCGCCCGCCTCATCCCGGCAGTGCAGGCCGGTCAGATCCAATTGGCGAACCTGACGAACGCGTACATCGCCGGTCTCGCCGCAGCGGAGGGTGTCCAGATAGCGTCCGCGCGCGTTGATCGGGACGCGATCCTCGGCTACCGGGGCGTGCCTGCAGCGGAGGTTTATCGGCGTCCCGTGACGACCGTGTACACGAAGCTCGCCGCGGGTCAGCCGTTCGAGGTGGCGAAGAAGGCGGGTCTCGCCCGCCTCGGCTCAATCCTCAGCTCGGATCTACAGCAGTCACGAACCAGGCAGGCCCGCGCGGCGCTCAGCCGTTCCGGCTATAGCGGGTTCCGGCGAGTGCTCACCGGCAAGGAGGACTGCGCCCTCTGCGTGATCGCATCCACCCAGCGGTACCACCGAGGCGACTTGATGCCGATCCATCCGGGATGCGACTGCGGTGTGGAGCCGTTCACGCAGCCCCGCAACGATCAGGTCATCGACCAGGCCCTGCTTGATCAGACCCACGCGGTGATCGACCAGAAGCTCGGCGGAACCGACTATCAGGCTCGCGACCTCGGGCTGGGCAAAACGTCTTCCAAGGGTCAGCCACTGTCCGACTTCACCGACCTGATCGTCACCCGAGAGCACGGCGAGCTCGGCCCCACCTTGACGTGGCGCACCGACCAGTTCACGTCCGCCGCCGACCTCGGCCTCTAAGTCTTCCCGCGCATGCGGGTTGCGGTGTCCCGAAACGGGGTGCCGACCATTCACTCCGAAACGGGGAAACAATGCCTGAAACGCCCGAAGGCGAGACGACCGAAACGGATCTCGCCGCACAGCTTGAAGCTGCTCTCGCTGAGGCGGAGAAGTGGAAGGCCCTGTCGCGTAAGAACGAGGAACGCGCCGCATCCAACGCCGAAAAGGCACAGAAGTTCGACGAGCTGGAGGAGGCGAACCGCACTGAGCTGGAGAAGCTCCAGGCTCGCGCGGAAGCTGCCGAGAAGAAGCTTGCCGACATTGACGCGAAAGCCGAGGCGGAGAAACTCCGCTCCGACGTCGCGAAGGAGAAGTTCAAGGGCCGGGACATTCCGGCTACCGCTCTCCGCGGCACCACTCGTGAGGAGCTCGAGGCGCACGCCGACGAGATCCTCGCTCTGCTCCCCGAGGTCCCTGTCGCGCCGTCTGCTGACGGTCAGGGCGAAGGGGGGCAGATCGGCGACGGTGACATGTCCGCGAAGGACATCGTTGCCGCGGCGACCAGGCGCTGAAACCCGCGAGGACTCCAGCCACGAGACCGAGCGGCCACAGATCCACTGACCATGAGGAGGTCATCGTGGCAAACATTTTCGAGAAGGCGACGAAGCTCGCCGCGACGGCTATGGAGCTGCTTCGCCGTGAGGTGAAGGCTCCCGGCCTGTTCATCCACAAGTACGGCATCACCGACTTCAAGGGTGCTGCCGGGGATGTCGTGAACGTGAAGCGGCCCCCGCTGCTCCGCGCCCGGGACAAGGGATGGCGCACGTCGAACGCGATCGTCGTTGACGACCTGGTGCAGTCGAGCATCAAGGTTCCGCTGTCGAAGTTCCCGTACAGTGCGGTGCACCTGTCCCCGGAGGAAGCGACCCTCGATGAGGTCGATTTCGTCCGTGACGTGCAGGCGCCGCAGGTGCGTGCGATCAGCGAGTTCTACGAGGACGTGATCGTGGACACGCTCGGCGCGGCGGATTTCGTGTTCGAGGTGAACTTCACCCCGACCAGCCCCGCGACGGCTTACAACCACGACCCGGCCACGGTCGCGCTTCGCGCCCGGAAGCACTTCCAGGACGCGAACGTTCCCACGTCGGGCCGCTACTGGCTCGTCGGCTCCACTGTGTCGGAGAACATCGCCGGCCACCCGCGGCTCCTCGCTGTGGACACTTCCGGTCTCCCGGAGGCTCTGCGTGACGGGGTTGTCGGGAAGCTCGGCGGGTTCGTCGTGGTGGAGCTGTCGGCGCTGGACCCGGAGGAGTCGTACTTCGTCCACGAGTCCGCTATCGCGATCGCGAACGTCGCCCCTGTGGTGCCTCGCGGCGCTGTCGCGGGCGCGTCGGTCTCCGAGGGTGGTGTCGCGATCACACAGATTTTCGACTACGACTCGGTGAACGCGAAGGACCGCTCCATCGTTGAGTCGTTCGTCGGTGCCGCACCCGTCCTCGACCCGGAAGTCGGGGATGACGGCAAGGTCATCGTCGTCGATGGTGAGGTTCAGATGGACTTCTTCCGTGCCGTGAAGGTCAACTACGGGTCGTCTTCGAAGAAGGCGGCGTGGACGCTGACCTACAGCGGCACCGTCTCGGGTGGCACGTTCACTCTGACGGTCGATGGTGAGACCACGGACGCCATCGCCTACGACGCCAGCAACACGGTTATCGCTGCGGCGCTGAACGGGCTGGATGGTGTCGCTGGTGTGAAGGTGACCGGGACGACTGCGAAGACGGTGACGTTCACGGGTGAGGTCGCGTTCTCCGCTGAGGACGCGAACATCACCGGCGGCGGCACGATCGTCGCGTCCTGAGTCTGAGGAGGTCAGGTCATGGCTGAGCCGTGGTACACGACTGAGCTTCCGCCGCTGGCGGAGCCGGACGACGTGAAGGCGGTGCTCGGCCGTGACCTGACCTCCGAGGAGCAGCAGCGGGTCGTGCCGATCCTGGAGAAGGCGTCGGAGCTGTTCCGCCGCCGCTCCGGGCAGCAGTTCACCCCTGGGCAGTCGACCGTACGGCTGAAGTCGAACGGTGGTGAGGTGCGCCTGCCGCAGCGTCCCGTCGTTACGGTCACCTCGGTGACGTGTGACGACGGGACTGCGGTGCCGTACACCCTGTTCGGGCAGGTGTTGACGGTGCCGCTGGGCGCTCACCAGTTCGTGCGAGTGAGCTACACCCACGGCGGTGTGGTGCCTGACGTGGTGCGACTGTGCATTGCGGAGATCGCCAAACGGGTCCTGTCCATCGACGAGAGCGCCGCTGCTGGAGCGACTGCGCGCATGCGCGTGGACGGCCCGTTCACCACACAGGAGTCGTACGCAGCGTGGGCTGTCGGCGGGCAGACGATGCTCTCCCCGGACGACATCGCCCTCGCGGACACGTTCAACAAGAAGCTGGGCGGAACGATGGTGGCCCGACCATGCCGCTGATCAGCATTCAACGGCCGGTCACTGTCGTGGACGTCTACGGGGACCCGCAACCAGGGTCCTGGCAGCATTTCGCCGACTTCGATGGGCTGATCGGCTGGACGGACGTGCCGGAGACTCTGGAGCCGGGAAGGAACACGGTGGTGCGCAAGCGCACCGCCTACATTCGCGGCACGGAACCGTCCGGGATTCTTGCGACCGACCGAGCGGTGATCGATGGGGTGACGTACCTGATCGACGGGGATGTCGCCGAGTGGGCCGACGATGACGGGCACGTGGGGACCGAGCTTCACCTGAAGGCGGTGTCCTGATGCCTGTGCGGTTCCCGATCGACTCCCGCAACCGGAAGGCGATCCGCGAGCAGCTGCTGCTGGACTCCGAAGGGACCGGGGTCGAGAAGGCCCTGTTCGAAGCGGCTGAGGCCGCGGCCGCGCCGGGGCAGGACGTGTTCGTGCACCGGGGCTACGCGGACGCAGGCCGCCTGTCGGTGTGGATCGTGGACCAGTCCGATCGGGGCAGCGTCCGCGACCGCCGGGCCGCGTTGCGCGCCGCGTTGGCCCGCGTTCACCTGGAGGGCTGATGGTCGAGTTCGCTTCCCGTTGGCCGGACTTCCGCTTGTGGGCGATCGGCCGGTGTCTGGTTGAGCTCGCACCCGGAACCTCGGTGTCGGCTGAACGCAACGAGAAGCTGCCGGCGCAGGTTGTTGTCTCGGCGGTGCCCGCGCAGCTTCTGACACCGATCTCTCGCAACGTGCTGATCACGGTGGAGACGTGGGCGCCTGGCAAGAGCACCGCGCTCGCACTGTGCCAGGACGCGATTCACGCGATCACGTCTGGACGCCCTGACGGTGTCTTCGTGCGCCTGACGGATGTCGCCGGTCCGAACGAGAACCGCGACGAGGCCGGCGTCTACTTCTACTCGGCCACGGCCACGATCATCGGCCGCGCTGCCTGAATCTTCCCGCCAGTTGCCAGCGGGTCACCCCCCACCCAACTGACCGAAAGGCGACTGTGATGGTTGCTCTCATCGAGAACAGCCGCGTGAACGACGCGGACCTCGTGCGTCTCATCGAAGATGGGCGTATCCTCCTGGGCGCCTACGGCGCTCCGGCCCCCACCGGAACCTCCTGGGACCCCAGCTCGGTGCTCGCATCGGGAACCTACACGGACCTGGGCTACTACAGCGACTCCGGCTTCACTCTCACCCCTGAGCCGGGCGACAACACGCAGGTCAAGGCGCACAACAAGGACGTCGTGATCGACCAGGACGAGGACGGCACCTGGGCGGCGCAGTTCACCGGAATCCAGCAGGGGCGCAAGCAGGCCGAGACTTACTTCGATGCCGCGATCGACTCGGCGACCGGGCAGATGACGGTCACCCGTGCGTCGGTGCGCACCTGGCGGTCCCTGATCCTGGTGGGCAACTACGGCAGCGGCGAGGACATCATCGTGGTGCACGCCGGCCGGGTGAAGGTGTCCGACCGGGACGCCATCACCTTCGGCCCCGGTGACGTGAACAGCTACGGCATGACCCTGCGCATGTTCAAGGACCCCACCCTGGGCTACCAGTTCAGGGCCTGGTCCACTCTGTGGGTCGACGCCGTGCCGGCGGCCCCGACGATCGCCGCGGCGCTGCCTGAGGCGCAGCAGGAGCCCGGTGGGCTGGTGACCATCACCGGCACCGGATTCTCCGGGGCGAGCCTGGTGAAGTTCGGTGCGACAGCAGCGCCGTGGTTCCAGGTGGACTCCGACACGCAGATCCGCACGATCATGCCGGCCGGCTCGGCGGGCACGGCGAACATCTACGTCACCACCCCTGGTGGGGTGACGGACGGCTTCTCCTACGCGCGCGCCGCGGCGGAGTAACAAGCCCCGTGGGGGCAGGCGACGGCAACCGCCTGCCCCCACGGTCTACCTCGCACTGTTGCCGATGACGAAAGGTTGCCGACATGGCCGAGATGATGGAGATCAGCGGCGGGCAGACCGCCCTGGAGATGGTGCAGTTCGGGCAGACCCGTCCGGACGGCACCCGCAAGATCCTGTTCGAACTTCCCGTTCTCGGCCGTCCCGGGGTGCCGACCGGTCTGATGTCCGCCTTCTCGATCTTCTACGACCTGATCAAGGGCGGCGGCGGCATGACCGACACGAAGATCGCCCAGGCGTGGTCCTACTTCATCAACACGCTCGCGGACCTGTACCCGGAAGCGACGCGCCAGTTGGCGCGTCTGGACGAGGAGCAGCTGAAGGCGGTCATCGCGCACTGGGTGGCGTCCTCGGAGGGCTTCGACCCAAAAGCGTGATGATGCTGGCCCTCCTGCGATGGCATGAGGGCCCGCTGCGATACGACCTGCGCCGCATTCAGGTGACGGTGGAGGACATCCTCTCCGGCCGCATCTGCTGGAACGAAGCGTGGCTGTACATCAACGAGGTCCTGCGCGAGCCGGCCAGTCACACCTGCTCGGCGATCCGGGGGGACGTGTACGTGCCTGCCGCTGCGGAGATGGCGGCGTGGGCGATCTTCGAGCAGGAGGTGAACCTGCGCCGGGCGAAGGGAGTGGGTCGCATCCGGGTCAGGCGGCCCTGGATGGGTCACCCGCCCAGCTACAAGCAGACCGCCCCTGAGCTTGACGAGGGACGCCGGATGCGTCGGGAGAAGCTGGCCGCCCTGTTCTGAATCACACCTGAGTTGCCGCGGGTGTCGTCGCTGGGAGGACGACCGTGGCGAACGAGGCAGCACTCTGGGTCGAGATCGTCCCCACCACCAAGGGGATCAAGGGCAAGGTCGAAAGCGAGTTCTCTGCCGGCTTCGACGCGGTCGAGAAGCGCGGCGCGGGACTGTGGCAGCGCATCGGCAGCGGGGTCAAGGGCCTGGCCACGACCGTCACCACGACCCTCGGGGCAGCGTTTGCCACGTCCATCGGTGGGGGCCTGTCCCGGCTGCTGAACATCGAGGACGCCCGCGCGAAGCTCCTCGGACTGGGCAACGACGTCTCCACCGTCGACGCGATCATGACCAACGCGCTCGCGTCGGTGAAGGGCACCGCGTTCGGGCTGGACGAGGCGGCGACCGTCGCTGCTGGCGCCGTGGCGGCGGGCATTCGGCCAGGCGAGCAGCTTGAGAGTGTTCTCAAGACCATCGCGGACACGGCCACGATCGCGGGCGCGTCGATGGTCGACACGGGCCAGATTTTCGACTCGGTTGCCGCCCGCGGGAAGCTGCAGGGTGACGATCTTCTGCAGTTGCAGACCCGCGGTGTGCCGGTGCTGCAGTTCCTCGCGAAGCACTATGGCATCACCGCGCAGGCCGCCTCGGACATGGTCTCCCGCGGGCAGGTCGACTTCGAGAACTTCGCCGCCGCCATGCAGGAGAACCTTGGCGGGGCGGCTCTGCAGTCCGGGAACACCACTCGGGGCGCGTTCAAGAACATGCTCGCGTCCCTGTCCCGGATCGGTGCGAACCTGCTGGGCGGGGTGTTCCCCCTGTTCCAGCGCACCTTCGCCGGGATCACGAACCTGCTCGCGCCGGTGGAGGACAAGGCGAAGCTTGTCGGCGACGCCCTGGCCCGCTACGTGGTGCCCGCCTTCGATGCGATCCAGTCCTCCGGCGGGAAGGTCCTCGGGTTCCTGTCCGACTTCCAGGGCATCATCGGTCCCCTCGCCGGCGTCCTGGCCGCCCTGGGCATCGGCGGACTGGGCGGACTGATCTCCAGAATCCCCGTTCTGGGTGCCCTGCTCGGACCCCTCGGGGGCGTGTTCACGGCACTGTCGGGGCCAGTCGGGATTCTGGCCGGCGCGTTCGCGGGACTGCTGGCGATCTCCCCGGAGCTGCGCACCGCGCTCGGCGACGCCTTCACCTCTGTGATGACCGCCCTCGGTGGCGTGCTCCAACAGCTCGCACCGTCGATGACCATCATCGGGCATCTGCTGGCGAACCTGGCAGAAGGACTCGGCGGGGTACTCGCACAAGCGATCGAGACGGTGGCCCCGTACCTGGGGCAGATCCTTGCGCTGTTCGGCGAGCTGCTGTCCGACGCTCTGCCCATCATCATCCCGCTGGTGTCGCAGCTGGCCGGTGTGGCGTTGCAGCTCCTGCACGCGCTGCTGCCGATCATTCCGACGCTGCTGACCGCATTGCTGCCCGCGTTCACCGCGATGGCCGGTGTGGTGTTGAAGATCCTCGCCGCCGTCGCCCCGCTGGTGTCGATGCTCGCCGCGAAGCTCCTGCCGATCCTGACGCCCCTGATCGCGATCGCGGTGAAGCTGCTGGACCCGCTATTGCAGCTGCTGACGCCGCTGCTGGAACTCATCGGGTTCATCCTGCCGCCGCTGATCGACCTGCTCACGCGCCTGATCGGCCCGATCCTGGACGCCGCGGCAGGGATCCTCAACGACTTCTTGCCCGCAATCGACGACATGCTCGACATGCTCAGCGGCGTCACCGACTTCTTGACGGGCGTGTTCACCGGTGACTGGGACAAGGCGTGGCGGGGCTTGGCGAACATCGCGATCTCGAACATCAACTCGATCATCGATATCGCGCAGGGCGTCGTGAACGGGGTCATCGACCTGGTGAATGCGCTGATCGACCAGATCAACTCGGTGGTCGGCCTCGTCACCGGGATCACGAGTGTGGGGATCGCCCCGCTGGCGCACGTGGACTTCTCCGGCGCGAAGCTCTCCACCGGGGCGGGAGTTCCGCAGCCGGCGTCGTCGTTCCGGGAGGCGTTCGGTGATCGCGTGCCGTCCACCCTGGCAGCGCCGGGCGTGAACCCGGGCGACCTCATCGGTGCGGGCGCGGGTCTGACGATCAACCAGACGAACAACTTCGCCTCCGAGGACCCGCAGGTTGCGGTGAACCTGACGACGAAGCAGCTGGATCAGCTGGAGAGGCAGGCGCCCCGATGAGCGAACTGCTGCAGGTGCGGGTCAACCCGGTGGTGATGTGGGGGTTCGACATTCCCCAGACCGAGGGCTTGTTCATCAACGAGGACGGATTCAAGGGGTGGGACTCCGGCACGCCGACCCGTCGAGACGCGGTACCCATTCCCGGCGGGCACGGCCAGTTCGACGTGCCGGTGGTGCGGGATGCGGCCACCCCGGCGATCGACGGCACAGCCCGGGCGTTCACGGCTGCCGGGCTGCAGCAGCTCGGGGACCTGGTTAACGCGGTCGGCGCGGATGGGTCACGGGTGAAGTTGACGGTCAGCGACCGGTACGTCACCCGTTGGGCGTGGGCGCGCCTCGCTGAGGTCGATTTCATCGACTCGGGTCACCGTGAGGGCGACCTGTATTGGGCGTCGTTCCGGTTCTTGTTCGTCCTGCCGGACCCGCGCCGGTACGGGCCGGTCAGCAACGACGGGCCCGCGTCGTCCATTCAGTTGACGAACCGGGGCAATTTCCCTGCGACTCCTGTGCTCACCGTTGCCGGGTCGCGCCCTGGCGGCTACACGATCGTCGGCCCGGCAGGGCAGCAGTTCGTCGTCGGCCAGGCGTTGACGGCCGGGCATCCGCACGTGATCGACATGGAGGACGGAACGTTGTCGATCGACGGGGCGGTCGTGCCCGGTGCGGTGACCGCGCCACGCTTGTTCACCATCCCCGCAGCCACGTCCGGCACGGTGTCGCTCGCCGGAGCGCCAGCGGGCGTGACCATCTCCGGGCAAATCCCGGACACGTTCATCTAAGGGGGCTGCGTGCTGGATTGGACGTTGAACGTGCACGACACCCTCACGGGCACGTTCCAGGGGTACGTCCGCGCCGCTGATGGGCGGTGGCGGTCGGCGATCAACGAGGCCGGCGACGGCAGCCACACGTTCCGATTGCGCTCCAGCAATTGGAAGTACGGGCAGGTGCAGAACCGTGCCCTGTTCACCCCGTGGGCGCGAACCATTGTGCAGTGCCTGGACGGGCAGCCGGTCTATGCGGGGCTGGTGCGTGACCTGGACTGGGACGACGACACGGGCGAGCTCGTCGTGGGGACCTCCGAAGTGCGCACGCTGCTCGATCTGCGGCAGCTGTTCACGATTGGCCTGTACGCGACCGGCACGTTGACCGTCACCGGGAAGAGCATCGGCGGTGTCGCGCGCGCGGTGATTCGCGCCGCCGCGTACCGTCCCCCCTTGGGGGATCCGTGGCATCTGCCGTTCAACTATCAGCCCGACCAGTCCGGTGACCAGTCGTTCACGTTCAACAACTACGAGTTCCAGTCCGCTGGCGAGATTCTGGACAATCTCGCCGCACTGCCTGGCGGCCCGGACGTGCATTTCCGTCCGGTGCTCAACGGCGGGGTCTTGTCCTGGGATGTGCTCATCGGGGACCCCACTCTGCACCTGACCACCGTGCAGGTGAACAGTCTCCGCCCCGCTGGTCTGCTGAAGGTGAAGACCACGATCCGCGGCGACGACCAGCTCACCGGGGTGTTCACGATCGGTGCCGGTCAGGAAGCCGCAATGTTGCACGGGGAAGCCGGCAACATGCCCGGCACCGTGATCCCGTACCGGGACGCAACTCGCGCCCATAAGGACGTCGCAGACCAGGGAACCCTGGACGCGTTGGCGTTGGCTGAGCTGCAGGCGTACCGGGAGCTGCCGGAGCAGTTCGCGATGGACGTGCAGCTGTCGACGGCGTCGAATCTGATCGCGCAGGGGCTGCAGCCGGGCGCGGTGCTGAAGTTCTGGCATCCCGGCAACGAGTGGCTTGCCGAGGGTTGGCGCCAGATCAACGTGCTGGGAATGTCTGGGGATTTGACGCAGACGGTGCACTTGGAGGTGCAGTGATGGTCGCACGGCGTAATCATGCGTCCCCGCCGTTGAAGCGCACCTTCGCCCGCCTGTCGAAGATCGAGCGGAACCCTCAGCTCGGTCACTCCTCCGTTTCGGAGGGGCAGACGCAGTTCATCGGGGAAGAGTCCTGGTCACTGCTCGGATCCGGGCTTGTCCAGGGCCTGTTGCGCATCCTGGGCGAGCTCGGAGTCGAGGGCACGTTGACGATCACCGGTCAGGTGAACGGTTCCGGGGATATCACGTGGATGGGGACGTTCACGCTGACTGACGGTGGCACGATCACGGTCGGGTCCGGTGGCACGATCACCGTCGGCTCGGGAGGCAAGATCACCGTCGAGGGCGACATTCCGCTGACGATTGGCCCGACTTCTGCTGCTGGGCTGCCAGGCGTGGAGTTCTCATCGGGCGGGAAGTACATCGGGAACGTGGCCGGCAGCACGATCGTATCCCCAGACGGTGGCGCGCTCCTCGGCGTCTACAACTCGACCGTAGCGATGCAGAACGGAGCGAACGGAGTTTCCGTTGGTGACGATCGCACCCAGGTATCCGGAGACCTCACAGTGACAGGGACGAAGGTGAACCTGAGCAGTCTTCCGGCCACTTCATCGGGGCTGGCTTTCGGGGATCTGTGGCGCGACGGCGATGTGGTGAAGGTGAAGCCGTCCTAGAACTTGCTGAACTGCGCGGGACAGAGAATCTGTGCCGCGGTCTGTACAAGCGACCGATTCCAGAACTGCGCAGCTTCAGAGTCGCCCGAGACCACGACTATTGACGCAGGGTCTGCGCCGGAAGAGAGCTGGTCGCATGCCGAGTGTCCCGCCGCGAGCAGTTGCTCATCCGTAGGAGCGTCCGTCCATCCCTTCTTGATCGCCTCGATGAATTCCGAGTCGGCGTCAGACTCTGTCGGAGCGGCGTTTGGGGTGTCGTCGATCACGATCGGGGCTGGGCTTGCTGTCGCGGTCGCAGTCGGCAGTGCTGCTCCTGCGGCAGTGCTGGCTTGATCTGCCGCCGTGCTGGCGCAGCCGGCGAGGGCGAGGGATGCCGCGATCAGGACGGCGGGGATGGTCCTTTTCACTTCTGGTTCCTCCGTACGTAGCCCTCAAGGAAGCGGCGGATCGCGTCGCTGACCGTCTCGTCACGACGTTCGGCTACGTCTCTTGCATCTTGCCAGAGCTGGTCCGGTATCCGGATCGTCCTGTGGGCCATCGCCTTGCGCGCCATACCCGCATCGTACATACACCTGCACATACAAACAAGGGGGTCCGCATGGCTGAGGTGACGGGCCGTGCCTCCGATTTCATCTGGGGGGCGCTGAACAACCGGGCACCGATCATCCGGTGGCATCCCCGGTCAGCGCAGGGGTCGGTGTCTCTGCGCAATGAGCAGCTGATGCCGCACCGGCCGGTGGACGTGACGTGGCTGAACGCGACGGATTGGACGATCAACCTCGTGCCGACGATGGGCGGGACGGTCCCGGAGACGTGGTTTGAGATCGAGATCATCGAGCTTGCCCTGGGTGAGGGGTACACGAACCGGTGGTGGTGGCCCAACAAGGTGCAGGTTCCGCCGGAGGGTGGGGCGTTCAAGGACTTGCCGGGCGCGCCGATCTCGCCGGAGGCGGTGTGGGTGTCTCTGGACCCGCCGCCGACTGGCTGGCCGGGCTGGTGGTTGTACTCGCCTGCCGCGGATCAGGAGATGCCGCTGGATGACCCCCTGATCGGGGACTTGAGGAGAGTGGGACGTGGCTGACACCTACACAACGCTGACGAACTTGCGCGGCCCCGCGGCGCGTATCACTTCGGCTGTCGCGGAGACGCTGCCCTCGGGTGAGCCTGCATCGGTGGTCATGTCCGGCCCCGATCAGAACCGGCAGTTTACGTTCCGGCTGCCCGCGGGTTTGCCTGGGGTGAACGCGGTCCCGACCGCGGAGGCGATGGCCGATTACGCGACCACACCCGCTTCCCCGTTCTACGGCACCCTGCGGGACCTGACCCGTCACCGTACCGGGATGGTGTCCGCGGCCGACTTCGGTGTGGTGATGGACGGGGAGACCGACGACACGGCCGCATGGCAGAACCTTGTGGACTCGGTGCCGCGTGGCACGACGATCATGCTGCCGCCGTCTGACTCGGGGGCGGCATGGTCGGTGATCAGCGACACGATCGTGATCACCACCGATTCGCTTCGTATCGTCGGGCCCTCCAGCTACGAGTACAACGGGGGTTTTGTTTTCACCGGCACGGGCAAGCCCATGTTCCAGGTCAAGGCCGCGGGCGTTCAGTTCGAATATTTCTCGATCGTGGGACGTTCCGCTTTCGGCGCGGACAGCACCTACGGGTGGCAGGTGGGCATCGACTATTACGGGTCGGTCGCTGGGGACATGGACGGCCGCGTGACCCAGTGTTCTTTCCTGAACCTGGGCACGGCGATCATCACCCACGGGCGGAACCTGACGGTGGAGCAGACGCTTTTCGGCGCGCTCGCGATCGCCTGGGAGCAGCTGGCGAAGACGCCCAGCTATCACGACATGGGACAGCCGAACATCATCCGCGGCAACATCGTCCGCGACTGTCGTTTCCATGCTGTGGGCGTTGCTGGCAGCAGCCCGTCGATCAGCATCCACGACCACACCGACTACCGGCACGGTGTGATCCAGGACAGCTACTGGGACAACAACTGCATGGGAGTGGCCGTTCAGGCGGTGGGTGTGTCCGGAACCCCGATCCGGGGTCTGATGATCTCGGGCAACACGGTGCAGGAGGCAACCGCGGGTTTCGTGTATCTGGAGTACTGCGACTCCCCCTTCATCGGCAACAACCTGTTCACGGGCACCGGGTCCGCGCTGTACACCTTCGACGCGATCACGGCGGTGAACTGCCCCAGCCTGGTCATCGTCGGATGCGCACTGTCCCGCATCGGCCGACACGGCATCCTCCTCACCGGCTGCTCGGACGTGGAGATCCTGTCGACCCGCATGGCGCTGGTCGGCGTCGCCGCGACCGGGGACGCGGTGAACGTTGATGCAACCTCGGTGCGGGTGTGGATCGACGGGCTGAGCGTCGCCGGCGGCACCGGGTACGGCATCAACGGGTCGCCCACCGTCTCCGGGCTCGGGCAGGTGCGCCTGCGCACCACCGCCGGGCCGCTGAACTCGACCACCTTGGCGATGCCGTCACGGGGTCTGTCCGGTGCCGCGCTCACGCCCACGATCGGGTCTCCGACTCCTGGGGTGAACAACAACTACCCGGTGATGCTGTTGGACCCGGACACCTCGGAGGGTGTGGGCGGGTTCCTTGAGCCGCCGGAGGGCGCGACTCTCGTGGCGGTGGAGGTGGTGATCTGCACGACCACGGCCGCCTCCGGCACGGTAAGAATCCAGCTGTCGCGCATGATCCCCTCCGCCACGATGACCGATCAGGTTGCGAACACCACGATTTCGATACCTGTATCCGGTGCTGGCGGGGTTTTCCGCGGCCAAGCGCATGCGACCACGCCTGCGACCCTCGGCCCTATCGGGGTGCGCGCGGTTCGGATCGCGACGGACTCGAACGACACCTACCCGGCTGATATCGGGATCGTCGCGCTGAACTTGGTCCAGACGCAGTGAACGACGCGGACTATATCGAGCGCTGCGCGGCCCGTCCTCCTGCCGGCACGTACCGCATCGACCGGCCGCTCAGGCTCGGGCACGCGACCGTGCCGGTGCTGGGCGACGGGACCCGAGACGACGCCGACGCATGGCGGACGCTGCTGAACCGTCTGCCCCGCGACTGCACTGTCGTGCTGTCGCCACACGACCGGGATGCCTGGTCGCTCACCATCCACTGAGCCCCCTGGGGCTACTTCATGAGGAGGACCAGATGGTCGCCATGAACCTGCAAGCGTCCGCGGCTGCCGGGTGGTGTCGCGCCTACGTCAGCCGATTCCTGGGAGACGCACCGATCGCGCGACCCACAGCCCTGTCGGATTGGTACGCCAGCAACGCCCGACACGAGGACAGAACCTTCCCCGCGGACGCGGAGTGGCTGCCGGTCTATTGGTCGATCTCGTGGGAGCCGGCCGGGCATGTGGCGATGCTGCACGTGCCCACCGGTCAGGTGTGGTCTTCACCGGTCACTCAGGGTGCCCAGGCGGTCGGCCACGAGGTCTTCGCGTCGATTGACGCCGTAACCCGCGCATTCTCACCGACAACCACCTACCTGGGCTGGACCGAGGACTTCGGCGGCCTCACCGTCTACACACCCCACCCGACCATCGCGGCCGGAACCACCATCATTCAGACAGGAGACGACGAGATGACCATCGTCACGCAGGAGACCACCGGGCACGTCTACATGGGCGACCCGACCGGCATCACCCACATCGTCCACGAGGACGTGACCAAGGTCCTCAACTACCTCGGCCTCAAGGGCGGGGTCGTCGCCGGCACGGCGATCAACCGGCTCTCCGACGACGACCTGCGCCGGTGGTGTGAGTCCCTCGGCTACCAGTGGCAGGACCTGCTCAACCTCGTCCCCGGCCAGCGTCTGGTGCGCGGCGTCGACCGCAACGGGGCGTTCTACGCCACCGTGCACGCCGGCGACATCCAGTGGTGACCACGGATGACGAGGGTCGCCCCTCCTGGGCTGTGGACTTGATCACCCAGGTCGCGATCCTCAACGAAAAGATCCCGAATCACATCGACTGGGTAGAACGACAGATCCGGGACCACGAGGAACGTCTGCGCACCTCTGAGCGCGTGCGTGTGACCAAAACCGAACTCGCGCAGTCGCTCGAGCCGGTGCACATCGAACTGGACGCCCAAGAGAAACGCATCGCACTGCTTGAGCGTGACCGCGACACGAATTCCTGGCTGCCGAAGCTCGGATGGACCGTCCTCGGCGCTGTGGGTGCCGGACTCGTCCTCACCGTCCTCGCCCTGATCGTGCCCGGATTCCACACCCTCTAAGGAGACTCATGACTGACCAGCTGTCCTCCATCATCACGAACGCTACCGTCCGCAAGGTCGTGTACTCGATCATCGTCATCATCGGCCTGGCGATCGCCGCGTGCGCTGCGGGGTTCGCTGCGATCGGTGCTGTCCTCCCTCAGTGGTTCGTGTTCACCGCTGCCGCTTTCGGAGTCATCGCCGGGTCCGGTGGTGCAGGCCTCGCACTCGCGAACACCCCCGCACAGTCGACCTCCACGTTCGTTCCGGTCGGCCCTGGTGACCTCCCTGAAGAGGGACAGACCGATGGCACCGCCGGACCCGCCTGACCCTGCCGCGCTCGCTGACGACGAGCTGCCTGTGTCGGACCCTCGGGCTCTGACTGCGGCGGAGCGAAGACTGCTCCGCGACACTTTGGACAACTACGGGATATGAAAACCGCCCCGTCACCGTGCTCCATGAGAGCCGGTGACGGGGCGGTTTTTGCGTTCGCGGGGCACCCGCGTGCCCTCTAAGCTCGACCCGGCGACCCGACAGTCGTCGCTCACTCGGCCCCGCGAGGTCGATTTCGCGTCTAGCTCACGGGATTGATCAACGTCGCGTCGCGTGGGTCGATCCGCCTGATGTTGTTGACCTTGGAGTCCACGACGTGCTCGCGGATGGTCGAGGCGACCTGACCGTCAAGAACGCGTTCAATGCGAAGCGCAGTTCTCGGCCTACAAAGTCGGCCGGGACACCGCACCGCGTGCGGGTCAGCCCAGGAGCACGACCCGATCACCGCCCGGAGAGTGAGGGGGCGGGGGAGGAGGGCGGCGTGACTGCACCCTATTCTGCACCTTATGGTGCCGATTCTGTCGGGATCAGTCGGGATTCGCGAGGGAGTGAAATGCCCGCTGATCAGGGGTGATGTGATCTGGCGGAATCGGCGTCGGCTGATTCTGGTTCAGTTGTTCTTGGTTCGAGTCCAGGCACCCCAGCAACGAATCGCTGGAGTTCTCTAGGAATTCCGGCTCCCTCCTCGCTCCGTCGGCGCCGCGATCTGGCGTCCAGTGACCACATTGGTGACCAGAAACCCGTGAGAGGGGCGTCTCGCTCTCATCAGGAACATGTCGTCGAGGTCAAATCCGGGAGCGAGGCAACCGAACGACCGACATCCCCGCGGGGTCGACCTCACGGCAGGAGATGGTTGAGGCCGAGATCTGTTGACCAGAACGAGAAGAGCGCGTTGCCCGAGCTGGATAAAAACCGCACATAGTTGAGCGGCCTGTGCGAGGATTGTATCCATGAAGGAGCTGGACGAGTCGCTCCCGTCGACGTTCACGACGGAGACCTCGCGGGCGCACGGTGTGCATCCGCGAGATCTGTATGCCTGGCGAGATGGGGGGCGGATCGTCGAACTCTCGCGCGGGGTCTTCCGTCGAGCCGACGCGCCCCCGGCGTCCTACCCCGACATGATCGCTGTGGCGCACCGCGCTCCTCGCGCGATCGTGTGCTGCGTCTCGGCGGCGACGATCCACGACCTGACGGATGAGATGCCGGCGTCAGTGCAGATCGCTGTGCCCAAGCGGTCGCATTCACCGGTGATCGCTTACCCGGCCGTGACGGTGTTTCGCTTCGAGGAGGCCACGTTTGAACTGGGTTTGGCCTCGTTCGAGGCGGGTCCGGGAGAGCCCGTGCGTATCTACAATGCGGCGAGGACGGTGGTGGATCTCATGAGATTCCGGAGACGCCTTGGCGAGCCGATCGCGCACGCCGCGCTTCACCGATATCTGGCAGCACCGAACTCGAAGCCGGCACTGCTGCTGGAGTACGCGGAGGCGTTGGGGACGTTCGGCCCGATGCGCGCTGCGCTCGATGTCGCGAGTGCCTGCGCGCGCCTCGCGTGTACGTGCTGA